GGTAATGAGTTCGCTTCTATTGTAGAAGACGGAGTACAGGCAGCAGATGTAAGTGGTTACATCGATACTGGTTCGTACATCTTTAACGCACTCTTATCAGGTTCAATATACAATGGACTACCTAACAATAAGATCACAGCATTAGCAGGTGAATCAGCAACAGGTAAAACATTCTTCGCACTAGGAATGTGTAAACAATTCTTACAAGATAATCCAAATTCAGCGGTTATCTACTTTGAATCAGAAAGTGCAATCACAAAAGATATGATAGAGCAACGAGGAATCGATTCTTCAAGAATCGTTATTGTTCCTGTTACAACAATTCAGGAGTTTAGAACTCAATCTATTAAAATTCTTGATCAGTATATCAAAGACAAGTCAGACATGAAAATGTGTTTTGTACTTGACTCACTTGGTATGTTGTCAACAACTAAAGAGATTGAAGATACTGCATCAGGTGCAGAGACAAGAGATATGACTAGGGCTCAGTTAGTTAAAGGAGCATTCAGAGTATTGACTCTTAAACTTGGTAGAGCGGGAGTTCCGTTACTAGTGACTAATCATACTTATGATGAAATGGGTTTGTTTGCTAAGAAAGTTATGGGTGGAGGTTCAGGATTGAAATATGCTGCTTCATCAATTATCTTCTTATCTAAGAAGAAAGAGAAAGACGGAAAAGATGTTATCGGTAATATCGTTCATTGTAAGAATGAGAAATCAAGACTTACAATCGAAAACAAAATGGTTGATGTAATGTTGTCTTACGAGAGTGGACTTGACAGATACTATGGACTACTAGACTTGGCTATCAAGTACGGAGTCTTTAAACAATCATCTACTAGAGTTGAACTTCCAGACGGAACAACACAATTCGGTAAAACTATTAACAACAATCCAGAGAAGTATTTCACACCAGAAATACTAGACAAACTTAACGAAGCAGCACAACAAGAATTTTTATATGGCAACACGACTAGAACAGACGATACTGAAGAATCTAATAACGAATGATGCATTCGTAAGAAAGACATTACCTTACATTAAGAGTGATTTCTTTCAGGAGAGAGATGAAGAATTTCTTTTCAAACAAGTTAGAGATTACTTCTTAAAGTATCAATCACCACCGACTACTGAAGCTCTCATCATTGATATTGATGAGATGGAAGGTGTAGATCAACAACTTATATCAGATACATTAAATCTAATCAAAGACATAAAACTCGATGATAGTAAAACTCCTGACGAATGGTTAGTTGAATCTACAGAGAAGTGGTGTAAAGATAGAGCAGTATACAATGGTGTAATGAGTTCTATCGCAATCATTCAAGACAAAGACGGACAGTCAGGACAGATTCCAGACATTCTAAGAGAAGCATTATCAGTATCTTTTGATAGTAATATTGGTCATGACTTCTTGGAAGATTGGGATCCAAGATACGAGTTCATGCATAGAGAAGAAGAAAGAGTACCTTTTGACTTAGACTTGATGAATAAGATTACTAAAGGTGGACTTCCAAACAAGACATTGAATATCTGTATGGCAGGTACTGGTGTTGGTAAATCATTGTTTATGTGTCACATGGCATCAGCTTCATTACTTCAAGGTAAAAATGTATTGTACATTACAATGGAAATGGCTGAAGAAAAGATTGCTGAAAGGATTGATGCAAATCTACTTGATGTATCATTGAATACAATGAATGACTTACCAAAGATGATGTTCGAAAAGAAGATCACAAGAGTCAGAGAGAAGACTAAAGGTAAATTAATCATCAAAGAATATCCAACAGCAACAGCTCATAGTGGACACATTCGACATCTATTACAAGAACTAGATTTAAAGAGAGACTTCACACCAGAGATTATCTTCATTGATTATCTTAATATCTGTAGTTCATTCAGAGTAAGACCAGGTAGTAATGTTAACACATATACTTACATTAAAAGTATTGCAGAAGAACTCAGAGGTTTAGCAGTAGAATTTGATGTTCCGATTATGTCAGCAACACAAACTAACAGAACAGGTTTCACTTCTACTGATGTAGGATTGGAAGATACTTCTGAATCATTTGGATTACCAGCAACAGCAGACTTTATGTTTGCTTTGGTATCTACAGAAGACATGGAAGAACTAGACCAGGTAATGGTCAAACAGTTAAAGAACAGATACAATGATCTAGGGTATCATAAGAGATTCGTATTAGGTATTGATAGATCGAAAATGAGACTATATGATTGTGAACAATCTGCTCAAGATGAACTAGTAGATATCGGACCAGTTATGGATAACACCGCTACAGGCAAAAGAGTATCATCTGAAAAACAAGAACAATTTAAGTATTGACACCGCGGGTACACTTTTGTTATACTAACAGTATGGAAAATAATAAAGTAAGACAAATATTTTTAGATATGGACGGAGTTCTAGCTGATTTTGAATCACAGATTGCCTTAATGTTAGGTAAAAAAGTGTGGAATGATGATGCTGGTCATAGTGTTTATGATGATCATAAGAGAGAATTGACAGCTAAACACATGTTTAGACAGATGAATCCTCTACCAGATGCATGGATGTTGACTGATTGGTGTTTGAATTCAGGTATTCATACCGAAATCTTAACTGCAGCAGGTACTGTTAATAGAGAAATTGTTGTCAGAGACAAAATTGAATGGGTAAAAGAACACATTAATCCGTATTGGACTATAATTCCTACATTCAAAGGTAGTCAGAAAGCAGCATTTGCTCATAAGAAAGCAGTACTGATTGACGATAGAGATAAAAACATAGATTGTTGGGTTGATGCTGGCGGAATAGGTATTCTACATACCTCTGCGGAAGATACTATAAATAAGTTAAATGACCTTATCAGATAAAACAAGTGGGACTATTAAAAGTAAGTCCCTAGTCGAACTACTCAATCATAAAGTTGAATTGAAAAAACAACTTATTGAGTTGAAACGAGACACAAATAAATCAGAAAAACTGGTTAAAGAACTATCGGATGCAATATCTGATATAGAAATCTTTCTTAGTAAGCACAGAATTCAAAAATAGTATTAGCATAAATACTATTCATGAAGACTTTCATTCAATTAAGTGAACAACACACACCAGCAGATAAATTAGATAAACTCAAACATCCTATAAAATTAGATGCTAAGAGACTAAGTCAATTAAAGGGTGATTATTCAGCTTACGAAGACATCGCATTTGAACAATGGCAAGGACACCCATTTCCTAAAAATTCGTCTAATCAAACATTCAATGAATTAAAAACATTAATATCCTTAGGTCAGTTCCGAACTGAATGGGAAGACGAAATGATTATGTACGACACAAAAGTACTTAAACCATTTAAAGACTACGCTGAAACATACGGAATCGAAGTAGACTTCACACGAATTAAATCACTAATGGAACAAACACAGCCCATTCTTCTTGCATTAAAAGGATTTTATAATAGACCAAGACCTTCAGTATTAGCTGCAAAGTTAGGTCTATCAATGACATTCTTTCCTCTAAAAACATCTAAGACACCTTCATATCCTTCAGGACATGCAACACAAGGTCACTTAGTGGCACTATTAGTTGCTGATGAACTACCACTAGAACATAGAAGAAATGTATTGAAGATCGGTAAAAGAATTGGTGAAAGTAGACAAATAGCAGGAGCGCATTATCTCTCAGATACAGCATTCGGAATAGAGTTAGGTAATGAATTTTATCGTCTATCGAAGACAAGTGTTGGACAAGAACCAGAGTTAAAGTTAGAATCAAATATGTTGATTCAAGTTATTAATGAGGCGTCATCTAAAGCATCGACAGATTTTGAAGGTGTGATAGTAAAATGTCACAACTATTCAACATATTCTGAAAAGAAATTTAAAGATACAATAATGAAAGAACCAATTATTAAATCTTTTTTAAAGTCAGCTGGTAAACCATGGGCTACAGCAGGCAAGACACCAGAAGAACAATCACAGATTTTATATAACTTTTCTCAAATATGTAAGAAAACATTTGGTAGTGGAAAATCAGACGCAGGTGCTGGTCAATCAAACAAAACTACATCATCTTTTTGGAATAGAGAAACAGCTAAATCATCCGATGTCTCAAAAACAGATGTTATGATAGCGGGTAAACAAGCGTCAGTTAAAGGACCAGTTGCACAGTTAATGTCTGGTAAGAAACCTGAAGTAAGAGCTACAATTCTAGCTGCAGCTGAGGCCTCAGGTAGTGGTGATCAACTAAGACAATCACTTTTAGCTGCTACAGATAAATTTGTAGAAACATCTTCTGTTGGTGCTGAAATGACTACTGCTAATTTAAGAAAATTATCACCTGAAAAAGCTATAGAGACAGGTAATGCTGAGGCACAAAAAGTTGTACAACAACAGAAACAATTACAAGATGAAGTAAACAAAGCGTTTACTGATGCATTCAAGCACCCGAAAGTAGCATATGAATTTGCAAGAGAAGCTATGACTGGTACTGAAAAGTTTAGTGCTAAAACAGTTAAACAAAATAATAGTCCTGGAGATACAACAGGTGAAGCTACACACATGCTAGTATGGGATTATAAAATGGATAGACTAATGTTTAAGAAAATTGACGGTTCTGTTGTTAGTCATTCAGCTAAATCAATGAGAGTTAGTGCGGGATTTAAAAGTAATAGTAAGAAGGCTGTAGGAGCAAAGACACCGACAAACCCAAAAGGTAAGGTTGGATATAGTATATTTCAAACACTTAGAATATCAACTAATCAATTATTAAATGATCAAGGTGAGTTTGTACAAAAGGCTCAAGAAGAAATCACTCAAGTAGGTAATCAATTAAATGAAGGTCTAATCACAGAGTTTGATTTTAAAGGTATGGTATCTAAAGTTTGGAATCGGTTGAAAGAAAAATTAAATTCATTATGGGATAGTTTTAAAAAGATGATACAATCATTATTTGATAAAGTTAAAGATTTGATCAAGAATTATTCAT